TCGTTCCAAATCTCCCCGATTCGGACAAGTCCGGACAAATCCAGACAAAACGGACAAACAAACGTAAAGATTCAAACCGATTCACCGTTTACTAGTCCAGAGCAGTCGGGGGCTAATTGACAATGGCTACTCGCAAGGGCAGCACAAAGCCGCGTCTAAGTAATGCGCCAATCAAAGGCAAAAGCCGCATAGATGAGGTCTTAAAGTGGATGGAAGGGCTCACAGACAACGGCGAGCCTATGAAGTTGCTGCCGTGGCAAGAGCATGTGCTGACAGACATGCTAAAGGTAGACAAAAACAATAAATGGATCCGCAAAACTAATTTATTGCTGATTGCACGTCAAAACGGCAAAACGCACCTAGCTCGTATTCGCATCCTTGCTGGTTTGTTCCTTTTTGGGGAAAGGTCTATAGTAGCTATGTCCTCGAATAGGGGAATGGCGTTAGATACCTTTCGCAAGGTCTGTGACGTTATCGAGGGCAACGAATCGCTACTAACGCAAGTTAAGCAAATCCGCGTGGCCAATGGTCAGGAATCGATTGAGCTTTTATCGGGAGCAAGATACGAGATAGTCGCGGCAACAAGAGATGGAAGCCGTGGTAAGACCGCGGATTTGCTTTTCGTAGATGAGTTGCGTGAAATTAGCGATGAGGCGTGGACTGCGGCAAAGCCAATCACGCGTGCAAAGCCTAATAGTCAGATATTTCTCACAAGTAACGCTGGCGATGCCTTTAGTCACGTACTGAACGATTTACGTACACGCGCTTTGAGTTACCCACCGAAGACTTTAGGTTACTGGGAGTATTCAGCCGATGACTTTAGCAAGATAACCGATAAGGAAGCGTGGTATCAAGCAAATCCAGCTTTGGGCTACCTAGTAGATGAAGAAACTATTGCCGAAGCTATTGCGACCTCAAGCGTTGAAGCTAGTCGCACCGAGACCCTTTGCCAATGGGTTTCGGCATTGAAATCGCCCTGGCCTTATCGAGCATTTGAGGATTTAACGGTTCAGGATCTCAAACTAGAGCCCGGAAGGCTTACGGTCTTTGCTATGGACATTTCAGTAACCAAAAAACAGGCTAGCCTAGTTGCAGGGCAACTTATGGACGATGGCAAGGTAGGCGTGGGCGTTGTGGCTCAGTTTGAGTCGCATGTGGCTATTGATGAGTTGAAGATGGCTGCCGAAATTGCTAACTGGGCTAAAGAATACAAACCGAGGTCTATTTGTTTTGACAAATACACGACAATGAGCGTGGCAGAACGTTTAGCGCAGACCGGGTACAAAATGGTGGACATGTCCGGGCAGGTGTTCTATCAAGCCTGTTCTGATCTGCTAGATGCGATAGTTAATAACCGTCTAACGCATAATGGTCAGCAATCGCTTGTAGATTCTATGAATAACTGCGCTGCTAAGGAAACTGACGCAGGCTGGCGCATTGTTCGGCGTAAATCGGCTGGCGATGTTTCGGCTGCTATCTGTTTAGCGATGGTGACACACCAATTACTCAAGCCACAATCAAAACCTGCCATTATGTCCTAAATGTCCACTTTGTGTGGTATCCTTTAGGGGATGGGTCTATTCTCGCGTAAGCCAGTCACTATTGAAGCGCAAGCCGCGCCTCAATTAATGACTGATTCATTCAATTATTATCTGCCTACAGTTCTAACTGCTGTAGCTCGCGATGAGGCTATGTCTGTGCCTTCAGTCGCTCGATGCCGCAATTTAATTGCTGGCACTATCGCAACATTTCCATTAGAGCTTTACAAAAAGTCTACTGGCGAACAATTAGGTAAGCCACTATGGCTAGAACAGCCTTCTATCAGTCAGCCACTCAGCACAACTATTGCATGGACAGTAGATTCACTATTGTTCTATGGCGTTGCATATTGGCGCGTAACTGAAGTCTATTTTGATGATGGCAGACCAGCACGATTTGAATGGGTAGCACCGGGTCGCGTTTCGTACACGACAGACGGAAACACGAATTTCATTACACAATACACAATCGATGGCACACCTGTTCCTATGTCAGGTTTGGGATCACTTGTAACGTTTCAAGGTTTAGATGAAGGCGTATTGCAACGCGGCGCACGTACTTTGCGTTCTGCTATTGATTTAGAAACTGCTATGCGAGTCGCATCAGCTACTCCAATGCCTTCAGGTGTTCTTAAGAATACTGGCGCAGACTTATCACAAGAAGAAGTGCAAGCAATTCTCGCTGCGTGGAAGTCAGCACGTGAACGCCGTAGCACCGCATATCTAACTAGCACACTTGATTACCAGCCGACAGCATTCTCACCTAGAGACATGATGTTTGTAGATGCGGTTCAATCAACCTCTACACAAATCGCAAGAATGATGAATGTGCCTGCGTATTACATTTCGGCTGACATGAATAACAGCATGACTTATGCTAACGTTCAAGATGAACGCCGTCAGTTTGTTTCTCTTTCCCTCGCGCCATACGTCCACGCCATTCAGGATCGCTTGTCTATGGACGATATTACGGCCCGAGGGAACATAGTTAAGTTCAATGTCGAAGATGCTTTCCTAGCGGTTAATGCGCTTGAGCGTCTAGCAGTCATTGAAAAGATGCTAACACTTGGTTTGATTTCCCTCGAAGATGCGATGGAAATGGAAAACCTATCACCGAACGGAAATAACGATGCACCTGACCTTCAGTAGCGATATTGAATGCTCAATCTCTGAGCGCACAATCTCGGGCAAGATTGTTCCATTTGGCGGCGAAGTCGGACAGACCTCAGCCGGTAAAGTCATATTTGAAAAAGGTTCAATTCAAATCCCGGACAGTCCTAAGCCTAAATTGCTTTTGGAACATGATCCTAAAAAGCCTATTGGTCGCATGGTTTCATACCGTGAAGATGAAGATGGCATTTATGCAACTTTTAAGATTTCCAACACAACTCGCGGTAATGATGCACTCATTGAAGCATCAGAACAACTGCGTAGCGGTTTGTCTGTAGGTGTTGAAGTTCTTGATGGTAAGCGCGATAAAGATGTTTACCGTGTGTTGTCAAGCCGTATGGCGGAAACCAGTCTTGTTCAAGCTGCTGCATTTAAGAGTGCTGAAGTCTTGAGCGTTGCAGCTTCAGAAGAAGAAGCGGCAGAAGAAAACCCAACCCAAAACGAAAGCGAGGCAGTCGTGGAGAAAACTCCAGACACCGCAACCGTTGAGCAAGTGGTAGAAACCCCTGCGGTAGAAGCTGCTCGCCCAACTGTAAGCGCACCAATCTATGCAAAGCCACGCATCCAAGTAACACCAGCTCTCTACGTCGAGAACACCGTTCGTGCGGCTCTCGGATCTGAAGAAGCTCGTCAATGGATTGCTGCTGCATCAGATACAGATACAACCACAGACGTACCCGGTCTTGTACCAACACGTCAGCTAACCGAAGTTATTAATCCTAAGTCCACAGGCGTTCGTCCAACCATCGAAGCAATCTCAGGTGGCGTTCTTCCAGATGCAGGTATGAAGTTCCAAATCCCACGCGTCAAGACTGCGCCAACTGTTGCACAGGTAAACGAAGGTGGAGCATTCTCAGATACTCAGGTGGAAATCGAATACCTTGATGTAGATGTTAAGAAGTTTGCAGGAATGCAGAAGTTCTCTGTCGAGGTCTTGGATCGCACAAGCCCACAATTCTTTGCAGAATTGACAGCACTTATGCAGGATGCTTACGCAAAGGCGACTAACGCCTATGCGTTCGACACAATCGCATCAGTCGCAACTGTTGATGCAACAACAATCACCCTGCCTTGGGATGGCGCAGAACTAAGCGGCTACGTTGCACGCGCAGCAGCCGACATCTACGCGAACACCTTTGATTTCGCAACAGGTTTGATTGCATCACCTACACAATGGTCAAATCTCATCGGCTTGGTAGATTCTTCAAATCGCCCAATCCTTAATGCAATCCAGCCACAAAACGCAGGCGGTTCAGTCGGCGTAGGCGCAATCCGTGGAAACGTTCTTGGACTTGATCTATTCGTAGATTACACACAGTCTGGCGATGGCGATGCGACCCTTATGGTCGTTTCACGCGATGCGTTCACATGGTACGAGTCACCACGTCTACAGCTCCGCGCTGAGACTGTCGGATCAGGTAAGGTCGAAATCGGACTTTACGGATACGGCGCACTTGCAACCAAGAAGCCAAAGGGTGCATTCCGTTTCAACAAGGCGTAATTAGCCTAGTAGTAGAGTTACCCCGGCGCACAGCCCTTGCGCCGGGGCTAACATAAAGAGAGGATAGAGATGCCAGCCACATACGTCACCGAAGCCGAGCTACGCTCTGCACTAGGCATTGGAGCTCTCTATTCTTCAGCACTTGTAGAAGAAGTCTGCCAATCGGCAGAAAGCATTGTCAAAAGCAAGTTATGGTTTAACACGCAGTCCGTCTACGCCATTGAAGCAACAGGAACGACAGGACGCATTTACATTTATGAAAACGCCGACCAATTCGTTGTCGGTGACACTATTACAATTGAAAACGTGCGTCAGCACTTTAACGGCTCAAGCGTTATCACAAAGAAAAACGGTGGATGGCTTGAGTTTGTAGACAATCAAATTACAACATTGGAATATCACACAATCGCACCGTGGGGTCGCGTCTATGGCACTCAGGCGATTGATTACGCAACCCTTCCTGAAGTCAATCAAGCAACACTCATGATTGCTGTGGACATTTGGCAGGCTCGCCAAGCCTCTAACGCTGGCGGCATTTCACCAGACTTTCAACCTTCACCATATCGCATGGGTAATACCCTTATGGCACGTGTCAGAGGTTTACTTGCGGATCACTTAGCCCCGGGCGGTCAAGTAGGATAATGTCAGCAATCTCTACCCTACGTGGAACAATCGCGACTGCGCTAACTGATAATGCGGTGTGGCAGGTGTTTTCCTTCCCACCTGCCACTCCCCTAGCCAATAGCATTGTGGTACAGCCCGGCGATCCTTATATTGAGCCGTCTAACGATCACTACAAGACAGTCAAGCCAAAAGCCAATTTCAAGCTCATTGTGCTTGCACCTATGTTTGACAATCAAGGCAACCTTATCAATATTGAAG